GTCGAACCGCTCCTCGAGATGGGATACCATCTAGAGAAGCTGCACTTGGACGGTACGACCTGGAAGGCTGTACCGCCTAAGGAAGTGACTGGATCCACTTTAAGTGAATCACAGAAAACTTACTTCTCCGAACTAATGGAATCATTAGACCGGGGAACGCAATCATCTTTAAACTTCAATGAAGAATCAGATGACGAGACCTCCTCACTAGGGTCAATTGACCCAGAGGAAGAGGAACCCGAACTAAAGGTAAACCCATGGCATACCTATAGATTCGTTTATGAGGATCCGTTTAAAATAAACGCAGCCGCATTAATGCGAAATCTTCAAGGTTTACCAAACATGAAGATTTTGAACTGGCTGGGAGGAGTAAAACGCCTCACAGACAAGATTCCGACGCTATGTCTAAAAGACAGAGCAACAGGAAAGAACCTAAAGAGAGGCATGCCACTCTTTAAGATTCGTGATCCAAGCGTTATTCTTAACGTATTGGAACGCCACACTCATTGGGGCAAAGCACTGATGAGATATGGAATGCCTTCTGAAGAAAATAAAATCGACAGATGGGCACGTACCCTCCACAAAAGAATTAGATTCTTTCTGGAAGGAAAACACGACCCGATTTGGTCTAAAGAACAAATCGAGGACGCCTACGGGAAACGTGATTATCAACCGCGTTTAACGAAGCACCGAGTCTTAAGGTTCTTACAGATCCTTCAGACCGTTGACGGTTTGTTTGTTCAGGCATACCTGACAGACATAACCGCAGGATGGAATTGGCAATTATTTGACAACTACGTCCTTGGAGCTATTCACCGCCTATTAGGCGATGAATTCCTCGATGGTGAACTAAATGAGAATTTCTCTATAGAAAACACCATTACTGTCTACGAGAAGCTTAAAGCTTATCGCGGGCAGCTGAAAGAGGAATTCCTAAGAGGAAGGCCTCTTTCGGCCGGCACTGGCATTCAGCTAGTGCTCGCAAACTCAATTGATATAATCAATGGAGCGGGCGAGAGTATGTATCGAACCCAATTGGGGGCGGTCATTACTCAGACTCGTGGGTGTGGACCTCCACCACCACTAGTCGTGTGGAAAGCTAAAAGAAAATTTCTTTTAACCGTCAGCGGTTACTCTCCCCCTTTAGAAAAGGGACAGGATCCGCTTATCAGGATTTGTTTACAACAAATTGTAAATGAAATTCCTGACCACGTCTTCACAGGTCTTACAACTAAGGCCGGTGTAAACGTTACGACCTCTGCTTGTTTCGAAGAAATAAGATCAGAGGGCGGGTCCTCCGAGTACATTAGATCTATTGTACGCGAAGGGCGACTCGGTAGAAAGGTTAAAATTATTAACCTTAACACCGGGCAAACCGAAGCTTTGTCCACATTGGACGAAGTCTCGGTTGGTGGGTACATCTTCTGGAGATCTCTAGAGGAAGTACTCGGAACCCCACCGGAGACCCTCAAAGAGGCGAAACTGGTGATGATACGTGAACCGGGTAAGGCAAGAACCGTTACCAAGGCACGCGCCGCTCTCAAGATCGTACTCGATGTTGTGAACGGAATCTGCTCATACCCCCTTAAAAAGGGAATTGAGTCGAGCCACTCGGGAATGGCACAAGCCAATCACGGGTGGAATTTCTTCACCAACCTATATGGGCCGTGGAGAAACTTGGTCTTCAATCCAGTATCTAGAGAGAAGATCAATAACGGACCCGACTCCTTCTTAGAAGAAATCGAGTACGCCCCCCTC